ATCTCCTTTTCCTTGTCTATATCTTAACTCAAAGAAGTTTGGTGTTCCTAGAAATATTCCTGTTCCTGGATTTTGAGGAACCATGTGTTTTTTCAGTGATCCTATGATCAGTTTGACTTGATCTGCTTCTTTTTTACTTCTTGGAGTAAATTTGAATGAGAACTTAAACGATCTAATGGTTGGACCATTAAATAGCAACTCCATGTTTGGATTTAGTATTTTTCCTTCAGATCTTGCTAATAATTGATCCAAGGACATATTTCCAACACCAGCAATACCTGCTGCTTGAACTGCTAAATTTTTGAGATAGATATTTCCAAGCGTACCAACATCTAATCCAGAATTTTGGAAACTCGCTTTTACTCTATTTGCAAATTCTGTTGCAAAATTAGGTCCAAAATCGGTGGTCATTGCATTGTATGCAAGTCCACCAGCTGCGGCAGTTACTGCATCTAATTTGTCTTCTGAGTAACTTACGCTATTGCTATCTGCAATATTTGATGGGATCGGTAAGATTATAATTCCTGTATTTGTCTTTACGAAATTTTCAGATAATGCTTGGGTGCTTGGAATTAATCTATTATTTCTATTATTATTATTTCTAGCAAATCCTCCCTTTCTTGTAAATTCGGTAGAAAGAACATTGTCAGTTGTAGTTACAGGATTTCCTCTTTCATCAGTCTTGCGACGTGTAATTTGCACTTCTTTTGTTGTACCAGCATAAGACTTTGCTACAAGATCTATCTGAAGATAGTCTGTAGTATCTGTTAGTAGGTCGTATGGGTATCTTAAGACCTGTGGTACGGTCATTATAGGCTACTTTTTTAACTATTTAGACGGACATTTCGAAAAGGTATCTCTCTTGCGTCTGCGATCTCATCGGCATAGATTTCGTACAACTGACCATTGATTTCTTGATAAGTATATTGCCTTAAAGCATTCCAATGAAAGTTGATACCTTTGAATCCCCAATTATAAACCTCAGTGACTGCAACTAAAGGGTGACCATCATAAAGAAGGTTTGGTGTTTTGGGATTATAAAAGAACGTGTAGTATTTACCAGCTTGAGCAACTCTACCACTTTCTTGCAAGACACTTATAACTTCAAACATTAAATCATCTGCACTTTCACCACCAATTACATTATCAATTACAGAACGTAATCGGTTATATTCAATGTCTGTTGGGTTTTTTCCTTCTCGTTGCTTTCGAGTTTTTCTTGGCATTACTTAATACCTAATTCGTCTTCTGTGAAAACTTTAAACTCCCACATTCTGTCGTCGCAGTATTCTTTTGCCGCTCTCCACTTCGCCTGGTTCTTGGCATACTCATATGCCTCATAGATGTAACCTTTTGTTTGTCTTTGTGGTTTTTTGGGAGGTTGAGTCTGTTTCTTTGGTTTGATTTCAATTAGCATTTTTTTGATCTGACCAGTAGACTCTTTTACCTTAATATAGAAGTCTGGAAAATACCTATGAATGCGATTGTCAACTGGTGAACGATAAGGGAGAGCAATTTCTTCACTACCCCACTCAAGAACATTTTCGTTCAGGTCACAATAGACCATGAACTTTCTTTCCCATAATGATCTGTAAATAACGTTAGTTGGATCTCCTTTATATTTCTTGGGGTATGATGGTTGATATTTTCCCTTATATGACATCTAAATACTTAATAATCAAAGATAAAAATATTTAGATGGCGGCAATCATCACCGACATTACTATGCAAAATGCTAGTGCCTTTTATGGTAAACTAGCAACAACGAACTATTTCCAAGTTTATATTAGTGGTTTTAAAGAAGACTTTAGAAATAAACTTCGAACTGCATCTTGGGGTCCACAATTAAAGTGGGAAACTTTTGGTGAGGTTCTTGGACTACTTTGTACCGATGCAACTATACCAGCATCAACATATGCCACGGCAGAAGTGAAGGATAACTATATGGGGGTCCCTCAAGAATTTGCTCATACCAGATTATATACTGATATAGATTTTTCTTTCTATGTTGATGGTGATTATAAAGTTTTGCAGTTTTTCGAATTTTGGATGAATTATATTGGTGCCGGAAACAATCCAAAAATTGGAGAACCACCATCGTCTAGTTTAGGAAGAGAGATATCTCCTGGTGAATTTGAAATATTGACAAATAATTATAGGAGATTTGTCTATCCTGATGAATATAAAACAAATTACTTTTATATTACCAAGTTTGAAAGGAATTATAATAATGTTGGGTCTTCAAGATTGCAATATCAATTAATCAATGCTTTCCCCAAAGCAGTAAATGCAATCCCAGTTAGTTATGGACCATCAGAATTAATGAAAGTCAATGTTACGATGACTTATGATAGATATGTTGTTTCTAAACTTGTAAAGAAAAAAGAACCTGCTGCTCCTCCTGGTGAGGTGCCACCATCAAGTCAAGTTCAACCTGCTGGAGAACAACCACCACAAGAAAAATCAGCACTAACTGACAGAGGTCGCGCAATAATTAATGGAAGAAGTGTACTTTCTGATGGAGCACGTATCGGTCCACGAGGGTAATAAATAAAAACAACTGAAGTACTATAGGTCATTATGCCTTTACCAAAGATTTCTACACCAACGTATGAGTTGGAATTGCCTTCTACTGGAAAGAAAATTAGATATCGCCCTTTTTTGGTTAGAGAAGAAAAGATTCTCCTAATTGCACTAGAATCAGAGGATACCAAACAAATTTCTAATGCAATCGTTCAGATTCTATCTGATTGTATTATGACTAAAACTGTAAAGGTATCTGAACTTTCTACTTTTGATATTGAGTATCTGTTCCTGAATGTTCGTGCCAAGTCAGTTGGTGAAACTGTTGAGGTGAATGTAACTTGCCCCGATGATGGTGAGACGCAAGTCAAGATGGAAATTGCCATCGATGATATCAAAGTCCAGAAAGATCCTAAGCACACAAACATCATCAAACTAGATGATAACCTTTCAATGAAACTAAAGTATCCTTCACTGGAGCAGTTTGTTGAAAATAACTTTGAAGTTAATGGTGAAAACAATGAAGTTGATAAGTCACTTGCAATGATTATCACTTGCATTGATACTGTTTATGATGAAGAGGAGTCTTGGAGTGCTGCTGATTGTACTAAGAAAGAACTACAAGAATTTGTAGAGCAGATGAACACGAAGCAGTTCAAAGAGATTGAAAACTTCTTTGTGACAATGCCTAAACTGGCTCACACTATTAAGGTAAAGAATCCAAATACAAAGAAGACTAGTGAAGTTGTCCTTGAGGGTCTAGCAAGTTTTTTCATCTAAGTATGGCTCACACTAACCTTGAGTCATACTATGAGATTAATTTTGCCCTCATGCAGCATCATAAATATTCATTGACGGAGATTGAAAATATGATGCCTTGGGAGCGTGAAGTCTACGTTGGTTTACTTCAAAATTATATCGAAGAAGAAAACTTAAAGGCACAACAGAGTGGAATTTAATAGCCAGATCTATAGAGCACCATCATTACCAAAAATGAATAGGAGGAATATTTCTTCCTCCGTAATGTCTGGTGCTCAGGCTGCTGCCGCTCCTAAGTTAAGAAGATCCTCATTTAGTTTTATTGGTGCTGGAAGAGCAAAGGTTGCATCAGGATTAAAAGTTGAAAAAGCAGATATTGGTACTCAACTAGACGAAACAAATAGAATTCTTGTAGAGATTCAGAAGCAGTTATCTCTAGATTTTGCAAATAGGATTGTAGAGAAAAGACAGGCATTAAAAGCATACAAGACTCAAGTATCGAGACAACGTGCTGCATCTAAAGAATCGGCAATTGAGTCTATGCGTAACTCTGGTGTTGGATTCTTAAAAGTAGTTGATAAAGTAGTTGCACCGGTAAAAGGAATATTTCAGAGAATACTTGATTTCTTCAGTATAATTCTGACAGGACTATTAGTTAATAATGCCTTCAAGTGGTTGGAGGATCCTGCAAACAGAGCTAAACTTGAAAAGTTCTTTAATTTTGTTGTCAACCATTGGAAAGAACTACTAGCTCTTTATGGTGCATATAAGCTTATAAGGATTGTTAGTGCTTTAAAGAGAATTGCCGATCTGTTCAAGAAACCACCAAAATGGCGAGGAGGTGGTGGAAAAGGTGGTGGAAAAGGTGGTGGTCCATCTGGTCCGACTGGTTGTGGTGCTATTGCCGCTTGTGGTGGATCAATATTAAAAGTTATTAAAGATAATTCAGTTGCAATTGCTGCTATACTTGCTGGTGCTTTAGGAACATTTTTCCAACCTTTAACTGGTGCGCCTGCATTTGGCAAACCAGTAGAACCACCATCAGCTATTCCAAGCAAAGATGATCCTAATTTATATCCACCTCAACTTAGACCATTTATGCAATGGGCAACTGGGTGGAGAAGAACTGAAGCTGGTCAAAAAATTGAAGAGTTGGAGGCAACTGTTGGTCTCCTTACTGCTGCTTTTGGTGGTGTTCAAGGACTTAAGGGACTTAGGGGAGTTAAAGGGGCTAAAGGTGCAGTGCAATCGCCCGGAGTTAGTTTATATAGCAATAAAAATCTTAACGCACAGGAACTTGCGGCACTTGGGTTACCTGCTAAACCAACAACATCAGCTGGTGATATTATCAATATTGTTAGATCGACAATGAGATCTAAACCTAAAGTAAAATCTTCTACTGGAGGAACAATCCCCGGTCTTTCTGGTGGTGGAACAGTCGGTGGCACTGGATCTGGATTTGTTGATAGTGTGGCTGCAATGCTTGCTCCTGGTGAGGAAGTTATTCGTGCATCAGCAGCAATGTTATTCAGACCACTTCTGAAGGACATCAATAATAATGCTGGTAGA